AACTAGTAATTCTGCAAATTTACGCTGTTGATCTGTGAGTCTTTTTACTTGTGTCATGGTTGAAATTTACCCCAATATATAGTAGTTATCAAGCAGAGAATTCCGGTGAAACCAGAGTCAAAATTTTGGAAATTAGTAAAGAAAAATACACCCAAAATCCAGTGGACAAGACTGGAATCTTGGGCATCATTTGGTGTGCCTGACTTGTTGGGATACCATGATAATTGTGGTTTTTTCTTGGTTGAGTTAAAAGTTACAAAGACTCCAAAAGTATCATTTTCACCCCATCAAAAAATGTTTCATCTTACCAGAACCAAACGGAACTTTATCCTGCTCCGAGACGCTTCTCTCGGAGCCATAAAACTTTATGAGTCTTCTTCGATCCCCGGTCTACTGACCGATCATCGTGAAACACCTTCCCTCGCAATGAATGATTGGGACCACGTTCAACGCTTGTTGATCCGCGAATCGCCTGACGCCTGATCGCTTGAGCCCTTCGGGCCCACCCGCCCGCGCCCCGCTGCCTGTTGCTTGTCAGCTCGTGGCCTGTTGCCTGTAGCCTGTTGCCTGTTAGCTCTCAATTTTTTATAATAATTAGGATGATGCCACATTTTAATGTTCACCGTATGCAATGTTTTTAACTGTCTTGTCCCAGCAAGCTCGACAGTCTTTACATTGGTTGCCCTGGTCCGGTGCCGGGCACGTCCTCGCGCCAGCTGCTGTTGTTACTGTAGACGTCCAAGGCCATGACGCCGGCGCCGCTTGGTCCACCATTGGCGCGCTAAATCTTATTATTAAATTTTCCGGGCACTCGTGTAGGTAGTCCTTCGTCCACGCTTCGCGCGTTGGCATCCAGTGACTGACGTCAGGGGTTAACCTGCAAACTTCAAAAATTTTTTGAAGATGTTCAGGGTTTTGAACGTCACCTGAATCGTGCCAGCGAAAATATTTAACTTTTTTAGAATTAATTTGAACAGCCATAGCCCGAGACCATAATGGGTGCTTGAGCGCTGCCAGTCTCTTGTATTGTGCATCTTTAACATTTTGAAATCTATATCGGCCGCGCTCGTATGCATAACAATTAAAACAGACTGAGCCTTTAACCGCTCTGAGCTTTGTCCCTGTCTTGCATTCGTGCGCCGGTGTACTATAGGCCCAGCCGGGCATCTTGCCCGGTTTACTAAGGCTGTGTGTTATTGCTTCCGCGTCTTTAATTTTCATATGTCCCATAATATCCCACCTTCCTAGGCCTGTCAACTATTAAATTTTTTTCCTTGTTAGCTTGTGCCCTACGGGCCCACCCTTTTATATAATCTAATTTTTTGTGGCTGGCGGTAGGTCTCACCCGCCATTATTCCTAACGCATCTTACAGCGCATATTCCCGAAGGACTACGAAGACCAATGGGCCACAGCTTGAGCGCTTGCACGCTCGTGCTCTTTAGAAAAGATAAAAAGGCCCATCGGTTTGCCCTCCGATGGGCCAGTGACCAGACAGGCTCGCAAGCGATAACCTAACTAGTGTATTTGCCTGATCCCAGGTCCTGCTTAACTGAACGCCCGAAGGACTTACAACAAGGTGCACACAGGACCAGGGATCAGGGATCAGGTAATATTAGACTGCGTAATCCGTCTAACCTATTACTGCTAGATATCTCTAACTCCGTGCTGATCCCAGGTCCATTGGATTGAAGCCCAGCGGCAATTGTTTACCGGTGCACCAGGGCTTAACAGGAATAACCCTGCCAATAGACCAGGGATCAGTCTGATCCCAGGTCCCTGAAGCCAATCATCATACAAAGTATGCATCTCGTGGCCACAATGGAGCGCTTCATTCAGAGACCAGGGATCAGTTGGCTAGTACTCAGATTTTAATTCTTTTTTTGCCATAAATTTTTATCCTTTCTAGATCCCACTATATCCCACCTGTGGCCTAGATCAACGCGCAATGTGTCGCATGCTTGCCGCCTGTTGCTTGAGACCCTTGGGCCCACCCGCCAGAGACCTTGTGTTCTTTGGGCCCACCCACCCTAAAAAAAAACAAAAATTTTAATTTAGAATAATTCTAAATTACAAGCATTGCTTAAATAATCGAAGATTATTTAAGCAATGCTAAGTGAAAAAAATAATTTGCTTTTTTTTAGCAAATCAAATAAATTCCCAGAAACCATAACAGAAAGGATAATTTATGGAAACTAAGAAAATAACACTTAACGCTGAAAAGCGAAAAGTGATTGCCGATCAATTTCAGTTGCATTATGAAAATAAAAAGAAACAGAAATTGATTGATGCAAAAGCGAAATATGATCTTATGCGAGTTAAAGCAAAAGACATGATTGAAAAGGTTGTAAGGTATCATCAACCACAGGAAGACGTTGATACAATTCGTAAAATGATTAATAAGTATAATCGTTCTGGTGGCGAGTTGTATGAGGATAATTGTTTCTATGTTCAAAGACCAATTAAAAAAGTTGATGATGAGGGTCGAGAATATGATGCAACAGATGAAGTTCATGTTAGGTTCGACATGGGTCGAAATTTTGCCAGAGCATATTATCGAGATGAATTAAAATCAAAAGGGTTAAACCCAGATTTTAGGTTGTCTATTGATAATGACTTAGGCAAAAGAAATCCAAAATATTATGCTGATGAAAGCGCAGTCAATAGTTATTTGGGTTTTTCTAATTCATCTAACGAAGATCAATCAATCCAAAAACCAGTTCACAAGTGGGAAAATGATTTCAAACTTTGGACAATCGGTAGTTCTTATTGTCACTCAAGACAATACAAAGTTGATGAAAACACATTAAACTTTTTTAAGATGTATGTTGCGAGTGCTGATGAGGTCATTAAACAACATGAGCAGTTATATTCTTATGTCGAAAAGAAAATGAAGACGTTAAGATTAGGTTTAAAATCTTATAGGACATTTGATAAGGCAAAAGAATTAGCCGACAATGTTGGAGTGGTTTTAAATGAAACCATGATGAATGAAAGTAGTTCTTTGGCATTGTCAATTTATTCTCCAGAAAATTTAGCGAGTCTTTTAGAGGATAAAGAAAAACAAGATAATGCTGACATTATTGCACAATTTAAAAGAGGGGAGTTAAATCAAGCGATTAATTAAAGTTGCTTTAGTGTGGGAGTTCCTATAAACTCCCACACATAACAGAAAGGATAATATATGAAACTAGAAAAAAATGATAAGTTCACAATTTCTTATTTTGCTAAAAAGCATAATAAAAGAATATTTAGAAAGGGAATGTGGACTGATTTAAGTAGAGAATGGGTAAGTAAAAAAGGCGATAAACTTTTTACCTATTATGATTTAGACAATCAAGGCTATCGTACTGCAAAAGGTAAATATACTTTAATAGCAGTAGGGGGGTCTAATGAGTGATTATAATTGGTGTCATGGTTCGGACTGCCACAAACATAAAACACAAGATAGAATAAGAGGTGTTAAAGGTTCAAAGGTGTTAAGGACTAAAAAGATCGCAATTAACTCATGGAATAAAAATAAAGTTTGGAGTCACTTTTGCAGTCAAGGGTGTTGGAATGATTTTATGCACACTCATTGGAATGAGTTTATAAATTTACACCCACGTTCCGAGTGCCTTGAAACACCTATTAAAGTTGAGGTAATAAAACACCCAGAGCACACAACACAATATGGTTGGGTGCAAAGGGCGTGGACAGAAAAAAGAATAACTCCAATAGAAAATAATCAATAAATAATAAACACTACATATAGTTGATGTAGGGGTGTCAGCCCCTACATCTTGTGCGCTTGTTTCCTACGGGCCCACCCACCCGGATTACAAAAGGGGTCCCAGACGGTTGACCTTTACTGTTTGATTTAGAGATAGATATGCTGTAAAAAGAAAACGAGAGGGAAACAGAGTTGAAAAAAATTCTGCAAAAATTTTTATGAAACAAGAAATTATAGACAAGCTTCCACCAGACGCGCAGAAAGAATTTTTAAGACTAGCCATGAAGCTAGACGAAAAAACAAAGCAAGAGAAAGTCCACGACTCGTTCTTAGATTTTGTAAAACATGTATGGCCTGAATTTATAGAAGGACCTCACCACAAAAAAATTGCTGATAAATTTAATAGACTCGCTAAGGGTAAAATAAAAAGATTAATTATTAATATGCCACCCAGGCATACTAAGTCAGAGTTCGCGTCCTTCCTTCTACCCTCTTGGATGGTAGGACGTAAACCTGATCTTAAAATTATACAGACAACTCACACAACAGAACTCGCGATCCGTTTT